TAATCTGTTTACCTCTATATCTCGACTAATGCTATCAAGACGATTACTTATACTTTTAAGCCCATGAGTATGAAGCTCATACACTACAGTAATGCTAACAAGCATAAATAACGCAAGAGGCTTCCCGTTCTCTGGAAGATAGGGGTCAACCCAGACTGTATCTCCTAACAAATAAAGACCTAACGTTATTATCGTAAGAGATACGCTACTTATGTGCTTCATTAGCCTTCCTAGTAATTCCTTGTAAATCATTGTTATATTACACCTAAATAAGAAGATACAAGTGGAATAACTCCAGAACCACCAAACATCATCATAAACAACTTAAAGTTTAAATTCATAATATGCCTTTATTATGCTATTACAATGCCATTAGCGGTTGTATTAGTAGCCATTGTATTTTCCTCAATTATATCACATAAAAAAGCCCTTCCGAAAAAGGGCTTTGATATGTACTATGAACTTTCTTGCATCTAAGCTAAGGCAGATGCACCGACTAATGCAGTTGCTGTCCATTGTTGGTTTAACAACACAGATACAGCGTAGAATTTAGAGCCGATATAACCACGTTGACCTAATGGATCAGCACTGTCTTTGTTGCCGACAGGGATGACACTTAGATCAAATGAATTGCTACCACGAAGAGCCACTGTACCGTAACCTTCTTGACCGGCGACGATCAATGGGTAAACATCAACATTAGTAGATGCCGCGTTAAGACCTGTTGCGCCTACAAGTGCGCCACCATTTTCAAATGGAACAAGTTCAGGTGAAGCAACAAAACGGAAGTTCTCGAAAGAACCTAATTCATTCTCATGGATAGGTTTACGTGAACCATATAAAGCTACAGGTGTGTAACCTGGAAACACAGTAGTGTTGCGTAAGTCAGCATCTAAGTCACCATGACAGAACACCAAAAACGCAGCCTCAATAGGGCGAGTTCCAATGTTAGGTGTAGGCGCTAAAATTGATGTTACTTTCTTAGTGTGGTTGTTCATTAATGAACGCGCAACTTTACGTAATAAGTTAGGCGTTAAACCACCATCAACAGTTGCTAATGAAGTACCTGTACCACCGTAGAAACGGTTAGTGTTAGCTCGCACTTTAGAATATAATTCTAATTCACGAATCAACGCCATACGTTCAGCAACTTGAGTCTTCAATGCATCAGAGATGTCATCTTCATATAAATCAGCCACATTATCAGTGAATGAATATAAACAACCGTATTGTTTAAGTACAACTGTGATGTCTTGTGCAACAATACTTTCAGGTGTTGGTGTTGTGCCTTCAGCTAGTAAGTTGTTAGAAACTAATGTGTCAACACGGTTAGATGCATCTGTTTCAGTTGCGACACCTGGTTGAATCAGTACGTTTGGATTACCAGTTGTAGCATTATAAGGAAGCCAACGACGGTAAACTACCGTATCAGATGAATTTTTAGGGATTGATTTTTGAGTACCAGCAATTTGCAAAACTTCGCTGGCAATAGCGCGTGAAAGGATTTCCCCTTTCCACTTACCTATACGAGCAGCTTGCGTTGCCATATTTTGAGCAGCCATGAATGACCTCCAATAAAAATAAAATTAAAACATTTTGTAACTGATCTTCTATTTGAATATGGCACTACGGTCATCTTCGTGTGATGTCATTGCTGGCACCTATGATTGCGAGCTTACACACATATTTTAATGAAGTCAACAAAATATTTCATAGCACACTTTCATTGTATTGTCGTGGATGTCTAATACCTTACGAATATCTTCCTGATAACCACCAGCTAAATTCCAAGCAACGGGCAACTTCATCTGTTTAGCTGTTTCAAATACAATCTTGTCACGCATGGCCATTTGTTCAGTCGTAAGCCATCCACCAAGGGGATCATTAATATGAGGATCTGCCCCTGCCTGATAGAGCAATACATTACAATCACTGAAACGTGACATCAATTCAGGTATACGCTCTAAGAACTCTTCCACTTGAGATGATCTATGGTAATGACCCCCAGCTGTGTAATGAGGTACATCCAGCTGAAAGTGACGAATTATATCGTCTGTACCATTACCATAATGTTGATCAAAATCTAATATCCCAACCTTACAATTCAACATCATTGCTGTAACCATCAGTCCATTGAACGTACAGTAACCTCCTCCATCAAAATAACCTGCATGATGGAAGCCGCTAACAGGCGCCACAGCGACTAAACCATTGCTAATAGCTTCACGTGCTGCTGAGACCATCGCGCCACTTGTGAAGGGCAATGCTGCCGCCACAGCCTTTGATTTGTTACCAAATCCATTGGGCTTGGTGCAGTTGAGTACGCCTTCAACATAATCAGCATCGTGAGCAAGGCTGAGCTGCTCTGTTGTCACTGCTGGCGGTGCAATGATCGTAATGGGTATATTTAATTCACGCCATGATTCTACTGCCAATGCCGGTTTACCTGCTGATGGACTGAATGATTCAGAATCAGCCACCATTTCAGGTGTGTAAAAGATGGGTATTGATTTCATAATGTTCTCTCCTGTTAATTGAGCTATGAGATTACACCATGGAAATCTAAATGTCAAGCGCTGACATTAATATCCTCGTCGTGATTGATCAGCTTTGAACCCTGCGGCAAAGGCTGCTTCTTCACTAATCTCACCATTTGAAGCCTTAGTCTTATTACTACTGCTAGGCATCACTGCATTGGCTAATCTAGCTGGAGTTTTGGGCGCTGGCTTAGGTGTAGGTTCCTCAAGGCTTTTCTTCCACGCTTTAAATTCAGTAAGCCCCTTACTAATAAAAGTAGAATCCTCTGATTCCATTAACGCTTTACCATCTTCTGGACTCAATACGTTGTCACGATACAAAGCAAACTCATTGGTTGCAATCTGATCTTGCCAATCAGGATGGGCGGCTGATAGCATCTTAACCTCAAATGAGTCTTGCATTTCAGCTTTTTGTGTGGCCATGTATGCATCGAGCTGTTCCTGAGTTATCCCTTGAACAACCGGCGCTGCTTGTTCAGTTTCCACTGCTGGGGCTAAACTTCCAGCGGCTTCCATGTCTTCACGCAAAAGTTCGGCAAGTTGTGGATATTCAGTGCTCAACTTTTCAAATTTCAAATCTAACTTAGCTTGCGCCGCTGGAGCCGGACTTGCTTTTAATGTTTCAATCTCCTGCATTAAGCTACCCATACGACCGGCCATCTTATCCACAGTTGATTGTAGTGATCCATTGCGAGCCAACGCTGCTGTTAATTGTGCGTCAGTCAACCCAGCAATTAATTTTTCTGGTTCAGGCTCAACTTCTGGTTCAGGTTCAACTTCTGGTTCAGGCTCAACTTCTGGTTCAGGTTCTACTTCTGGTTCAGGTTCAGGTTCAACTTCTGGTTCCACTTCAACTTCTGGTTCAATATCCTCACCACTAAAGCCAGCTTCAAAGGCAGCTTCCATTGCGGAATTGTCTGCTTCTGTCGCGCCTGTCAACATTCCTAAATCTTCGCTCATTATTTATTCTCCTGTTAATTTAACTTGGTAATTCAAAATCTTCATCGACCAAAGGTGCTTCTTCGGTTTCAATGTTTAAGAGTTGTACACATTCATTAATACGTGCGCGTAGCTTTATAGTATCTTCCCAATTAAGATCACCCTCAAGTCGTGATCTTAAATCAGCCATTCGTGATTCAACATGTTCTGTTATTGAGAGCCAAGTTTGGCTATATCTGTCAATCATTCAGCATTGCCCCCAATAAGTCTAACGCCTCTTCAGCACTATATGCAATCATACTAGTGTGACCCAATGCTTTGACTTGTGTGTGAATTTTTTTCTGATTGGCAGACACGACACCTTTAACATCTTTCATCTCAAGCATTATCATCTTTGCATCTGGTAAGATGATAATAAGATCATGAACCCCTGCTGTAACACCTTGGGTTTTCATACCCATGGCCTCAGCCTTGTTTCTACTACCCCCATTAGGGACTGCAAATACTAAAGGTGGAACTGCCATAGTGCTCCATTGACGACGGAGTGCGGCTACTAGTCTGGCTTGCTGTGCTGCCTCTCCTTTAATTGGAACAGTGCTCAATTCTTGCAGGGTGTCTTTACTCGGTATAAGTTTCATATTTCAACTGTCTCCCGTTGGTTGAGGACACACTATAACACATTTGCCATTCCGTCTGGTGCTCTACCGGCCACTTCTGGCATATCTGGTGTAGCTGGTGTTTCAGGTACAGGGTGAGCCCCCTTAATCCCATCAGCCACATCCTTAACAGATGGTAGTGTTGCAAGCTCACGTGCCAAGTCATTCTTACTGGCTGACATTGCAAGTTGGGCTTTGACTGCTTCAAGTGATAACTTCTCACGATTAGCATAATCAAGCATCGCAAGTCTCTCACGCATTTGCAATTCAGCCATTTTAATTTGAGCTGTGATCTCAGTACGATGCCCCTCTGCAGCGACGTAAGCTGTGTCTCGATCTGTGTCGCGCATAATGCGTTGAATAGAAGTTTTATTCTGCATGTCTGCAACTTGGAGCTTGGTTTGATTATTGGCCTGAGCAATTTGAAGTTTTGGATCAGTATTTTTAGCTTCATTCTGTTGAATAGTAGCCAGCTCTTGTGGTGTGAACATGATAGATTCTGGATCTGTGAGTCCGCCAATCTTGGCAACCTCTTTAAATAAGCGAGTAGGGTCAATACCATACGCAGGGTTGGCCATTAATTGTGGAGCTGTCTGAGTTAAAAATTGATTACGTTGGTCACGAATAACTAAACTAGATGAACCGTGTGCCACGACCTTAAAATCACCCTTAACACTCTGATCATCACCATATGCCATCATCCACTTGTAATAAGCTTCAATATGAGGTTTGATTAAGTAGTCATCAAAGATTCGCGCCATTCTACGTAACAATGAAGATGCATTGGCAACTAGAATTTGCATACCACCCAGAGTATCGGGGACACCATTGCTACCTTGTTGCCCTTGCAATAAGATTGGAAGTCCTGTCACATTCTCAGCCATCTTCAATGCGAAGTCTATCGCACTTAATAACTCAGCCTGAACACTAGGTATTTGAAATGCTGCCATTGCTTCAGATACACTCTGAACATCTGCATCTGGTTTAAGTAACCACACTTTACGCGGTGTGATTTCCCATGATCCATCTGCCGGTGCTATGGAGCCACGTGATAAAAGTATTTGTGGTCCACTCGATAGCCCTCCATTTTCCATCATTGCACGTACATTGGAGTTCAAGATTGCTTGGCACGATCTTATTTGTCGTGATATACCAATACCAAACGGACTACCAGCCACTCGTTGCCAACANATGANGTCATAAGGGAAGCGACCATCACTCATAGGATTCAAATGAGCTTTGACTGGTGTGNTGTTGATCATAGTCACAACAATCGGTACGCCAACATTAGGGATGTCGTCAGAATCTTCACACTCACAGTTCATTAATTCAGCATCGCTACGAGGCATGAAGCCATAGTAATACCAAACATGATAGCGCTGCGCCGCTTTATCTTGTGATTCATGATTCAAATTAGCTAAACCAGACATCGCATCTGATGTAGGTCCTTCATCGAGCACGGCGTGTAAAGCATCCTCATCATATCCAGGCTGGCCAATTAAATCGCGCACCTGCTTCTCAACCATGCGGTCATGCTCAACAAAGAATTGTCCGTCATGAATATCATCGCCACATGCTGGATCAGGGTAAGCATCCCACACACTAATGGCTCGTGATTCAGGTACAATCTCTTCAAGTATTTCAACGCCTTCTGGGCCAGTTTTCATGCTACGCCTAAGCGTGGGCAATGGGCCACGAACAATACCTGTACCTAAGCGACTAGATTCATCGACAATCTTTCTAATATGAGTTGAGAAACTACATTCTTGTAGCTTGTCATCAATCCAAATTCCCGCACCTTTGGCAGCTAATTTAGCAGCTTTAATCATCTCATCCATTTGAGACTGATGTTCCTGCGGTTGTGCTTGAGATTGTATATGAATAGCCTCAACAATAGGGCTAGGTTTTTCTGGCATGTTTGGAATACTGGTGGGTTCAATCGACCACATCGCTGTGTCACTAGGCGATAATACTTCAATCACCTTAGACGCTGCTGTTTCAACGTAAGGGCGTGTAATGTTTAGGAACACTTTTGAACGATATGAAGATTTACGCTTAGTGGTAAGTGGGGCATTAGGTGATAACCCTTTGCTTACAGCACCTGTGTCGCCATCTTCACCTTCATAATATGCTTGATCTTCATCCCATTGGGTTTCAATTCCAGATGCGTTTCTGAACTTAACTGCCCTATCACGATGCTTTACAAGAATGTTACCAAGATTATCACGTCGTTCTTTCTTTTCCATCTCGGCCTTAACAAGCGCGTCTTCAAGTTCTTGAAGTTCCTGCTCACTTAGTTGTGCAACATCTAGTGTTGGATTTTGCTCAGTAAGCTCTTCAAGTTTATTGTCATCATTCATGCTATTTGGCCCCCTAAGACTCTAGCAAGTATTCCACTATTTTTAAGATCATTAGATCCAAGTTCAGCAAACACACTGTTTCTGCGTCTAACCATATTTCCAGCAACCACACCAGGGGCCATCTCACCTTTAGCTCTGGCAAGTTGTTGCCCCGCCATATCAGTCGCGCCTGTATTTAATTGTTTAATTTGTTGTTGGGTGAAGCCTGGATCTTTAGCATCGCGCGGCACAGTTGGAGCAATTGCTGACGTGTACCCATTATTAAATCTGTTTCTATAAGAAGCAAAGTCACGCTGATATTTAGCAGCACTGTCATTGAAATTGTTTAATCTACGCCTTAATAATGTCATACTCGCCATGCCGGCCTCCACTATCTAATATGCTATATGATGGCAATAGTATCATGATATTCAATAATTTAATTCATTTATTAATGCAGGTCATATTCCATCGTCCATCTCGTACCCAGCCATAATAGGTCGCTCATCATCCATATCAGGCACTCCAAATGTATACCCATCCTCTGACTCAGGCGGTAATTCACCAATACTATGCCCCAATCGTCGCATACCACACGCTGCATATAAGAAAGCATCTGCACCGTTTGAGTGTTTATCATGAAGGGGTGATTGCGATAGAACCATTCGTTTAGGATCGAATTGAAAACTATAATTACGTAAGGCTATCAATCCCTCAGCACATTCAACCTCATCAATCCAGCACTTAGGTAACAGCATCCTACCTGCCTCAATCTGTTGTGCTTTTGGCATCTTAGGAACAATTTTAATATTCCTTAACCCCATATTACGTAATGTCTCAATCCTAGAAACACCCGATCCTAATTCACGAACCCTACTATCATGTGGCAATAAATGAGCACCTAAACGATTGGCATAAGGTAATTTACTCAACCATTCCACATAATGACCCAAACCCTGTCCAGAGTTTTGATAATAAGCCAATATATGAACCTCTTTACCCGCCATCTGAAATACCCAGATGGCTGTGCTATCTGACATACCTAAATCCCAAGCCGTCATAGGCGCAGAAGCATTATAATCATAAGGAACTTTTGTGATCTGTTGCTGGTTCAAATACGGTAATAGTATCTTACCCGTCACAGCAGCTTGTACATCACATTCAAACTCAACAGCAAATGCCTCAGCACTCATTGAAGCTTGCAGTGATTCCAATTCCCTATCAGGAATTATCCCAGACTCAGAAGCCTTCAGCATGAGGGTGTAATATTCAAGTGGTAATTTCAGCGCCGTCTGATAAGTAGTCCACAGCAGGTCATCTATTGATTTCACCGTGCCTGATAAAGTTAGCCACCCCTCCCTATCCGCCAATGCAGGTCGGATAATTGTGTTAATAACATGTGGACTAACGTCAGCAGCCTCATCCACTGTACAACTGTTTAAGAATAGCCCACGTAATCGCTCTGCGTTCTCAGCACCCACTAACATAATAGTGGCACCTGGTTTAGTCACATTATCTGGATCGGGTAATGTGATGGTTAAATGCTGTTCAAGTGCTTTATAACCAGGATAATTGTGGAGGTGAGCTGTGTACTCCTTTAAATATACCCATGCAACAGCACGGGCCTGAGTCTGTGTTGGCAACATTATCGCATGTTGTTGTCTTAAACCATCAGCACTCGGCACCTGTGCGCGCACAATCACATCATTCACCAAAGCAACCGTTTTTCCAGAACGTCGATGTGCAATTAATACACTATAACGTGTAGAACGATTATGGTAATCCATAAACTGTTCTCGTGGCTCATATAACACCGCCTGAGCGTTGCTTGTTTCTTCTTGTTCTTGCAGCATTGCTATCTCCTGTTTCGGGCGATTGTATCATATTTTGTATTTTTCTATTTTTATTGATTTCTATTTTTATTGTTTTGTATTTTTATTGTTTTGTATTTTTATTGTTTTGTATTTTTTGAAGTGCGGGAAGTGTGGGAAGCTGATAACGTCAATAGAGATAACGTCAAGAGTTGATATTCATAAAAGTTGGCTTCGGATATGTGGTGGCGCCAATAGAGATAACGTCAAGAGTTGATATTCATAAAAGTTGGCTTCGGATATGTGGTGGACCCATGTACGGATTCAACTCAGCTGTGCGGGGGCGGTGGGGGTCGCGGGTGCGTGTGTACGCGCATGTGTGTGCGCGCGTGTGTGCGTGTGTATGTGTGTGCGCGTTGGTTTAAATTCTAACGCGCACACGCACATACATTGTCGCGCGCATGTGCGCGTGTGTATGTGCGTGTGTATGTGTGCGCGCGTTGGTTTAAATTCATAGGCGTATGCGCCTATAAAATTCTTGCGCCTGTCAGCGTGTCAAGTACTTGACAACGTGTCAGCGTGTCAGGCTGTCAAGTACTTGACAACACCTACAACGTGCCAGCGCGTCAACCACTTGACAATGTACAGCGCGTCAACCACTTGACAATGTACAGCGCGTCAACCACTTGACAACGCATATTTATTCATCAACTCGACGCGATCTATTTTCATCGAGAAAATGCAAAATTGCATATCGACCCGATTTGAGGACTGAAATGGTATCTCAGAGCGAAGCTAAGGCGCTTTTTAGCCGTTTAAATGCTTTCCTGATGTATTGACCGCTTAAATTTGTTTGAACGGCTCAAAAGAGCAAC